ATTGCCCTATAAGGTTCTACTGAGGGAGAAGTTCCAGAACATATAATGCTGCTACTAGCGTTAGGAGCAACGGCAAGGAGATGAGCATTACGCATCCCAGAACCAGATACATCAGGTGCTTCACCACGAATATCAGCAAGTTCCTCACTAGCTTTAGTAGCTTTCTTTTTAATATATTTAAATGCTTGATAATTAAATCCCGTAGCTTGGAGTCCTTCAAAAGGTATGCCTTTACTTTGTAGATAAGCATGAAAACCCATTGCTCCAAGACCAAGAGACCTTTCACGATAAGCTGAGTAAGCTGCTTTTGCAAATCCTTCTTTACCTTCTTTAATGTATTTAATAAATCTTTTATAATTAGCATTATACTCTCCAAGTTGTTCTGTGTCAATAGCATTGTCAATAAAATGTTGTAAAACATTATCTAACATAGTTATTAAATCAGAAATAAATAGTGGCTCCTCTGACCATATATCATAGTGTTCTAGATTAACACTAGATAAACAACATACAGCGGTACGTTCTTCATTAGTTACTAAAGTTATTTCAGAACAAAGATTACTTTGTTTAATTTCTAATCCTAAATCTTTTTGTCCTTGCGGTAATGCTTCATTACAAGTGTCTATATTAATCATGTAAGGTTCACCTGTCTCAGCTCTAGCATTTAATATTTGCCACCATAAAGAACGAGCATTGATTGTTTTACAAGCTTCATTCGTTTTAGGGTCTATCAATCTAAAGTCGGCATCCTCTTCTACTGCATTTAGAAAATCATTAGTAATGTTTATACCATTATGTAAATTTAAATTCTTTCTATTTATATCTCCACCAGATTCTTTTCTCATGTTTATAAACTCTTCAATCTCCGGATGTGATATATCCATATAAGCAGCATAGCTACCTCGTCTGGTTACACCTTGATTAAAGGCTAACATTTGTGAATCTACTACATGGATGAATGGAATTGTACCAGTAGAACGACTGCCTGAAGAAGTAGAAATACCGTTACTCCTAATATCTCCCCAATATCCACCAATGCCTCCACCAGAACTTGCCAACCAAATATTCTCGTCATAGTGAGCAGATAAACCAGTGCGACTGTCAGGAACATAATTGAGGAAACAGCTAATAGGTAGCCCACGAGTGGTTCCCCCGTTACTAAGTATAGGAGTGCTAAACATGAACCAACCATTGGAACAGTAGTTATAAAGCCTTTGAGCAAGTTCGAAGTCAGTAGTTTGTTTGTAAGTAGCTGCAAAAACTGCAGCCCTAGCAAAAGATTCTTGTGCATGTGTTTCATCCTCCCAGAAATATCTATCTTTTAATGTATCTAAACTAAACTTGTCTAGTTTTTTTTCTTTATCATAATCTATGACAATACCTAAATAAGGTTTTTTACCTATTTTATCTTCCATTAGTCAATCTCTTTAAATTGTTCTGTTACTAATACTTGCAATAATTTTTTTTCATACCACTCAGCTTTTTGTAAATCTTCAATACCATTCTTATATTTAAATCGCCAACGATATTTAAGCGAGTTACCTCGTAAGTACCCAACAAATTCATCATGGTCTAACATAGCTTTGATAGCATCAATACATTCTATATCTCCTTGATTGTAATGTTCCGGATTGTTGATAAGGTCTCCTATTGTTTTATATTTCATTTGTTAAGTCCTCTAGTTTAATGTTAGGATTTTTCTTTACATGTTTATAAAACCAACGTAAAGTGTAGGCACTAACCATAAATTTATTGTTAGCAAATATATGTGTTTGGTCTGGTAAAAATTTATGTAAGTTTTTTTCATTTATTTTATTTCTATCCTCTCCTTCTGGAGTCATACTTCTTAACCATTCAACCATTAATTGTTTAGATTTTTTTCTAAGTTTCTTAGCTTTTTTTCCATTCATAATAGTTTACTCAAATAAAGAAGGGTCATAATTTTTAACTAACTTCCAATAAGTTAGAATACTGTTAAACATATTGATATGTTTTTTGTGTGATTCTTTTTCCCATATATGACAAGATATTAATTCTGGATTTTTTCTATCTACAAATATAGAAACTCTTTCTGGATTTTTATAATTACAACCTTGAGCATAAGCTGACAGTTGCATACCATGTTCATCATAAACTAATCTTGCAGGGTCTTTGCCTTTTAAATTATCTTTAGTTTTAAAGTCTATAAAAATACCTGACTTAGAATACAAATCTATTTTACCACCATACCCCAGTTCAGCACAGAAAGAATCTTCAGCAATCCATTCTTCGTTAGGAAATGTTTCATCTAAGTAATCTTTTATTTTCTTATAGATTTTATTTTTAGATTTTCCTAAAAATCCTTTTTCTATTTTAGCATGTATTTCAGTTCCTTTTTTAGCAGCATTCTTACCAATCTCTTTTGAATGTTCTTTACATCTATAAAGAAATTCTTCTGTAGATTCTAAATCGTCTTTAGTTAAAGTTAAAGCAGAATTTATAGCTTGGTCTATCTTCCAATTTTCTAAAGATGGTTTAGCTATCATTCCTAGTATAGTTGTAACTGATGGAACTAAACCAAAATTTTTAGCATCTCGTAAAGTTGTATTTCTTTCTTTACCATTAGCACCAATGATAGTATACATTGGTTCGCCTTCTTGAGTATACCAGTGACCAGACTCTGATTTAAATTTACTGTACTGGTCATTTAGATTTTTTATCATATTCTTTAAACGCTTTAATTACATCTTTTGAAAATAACTTTTGCAAGTTAACTAAGTACATCTTACTAGCTTTGTTATCTCCACCTGAAACTGTTTTAAAATAATCAAGATTGTTTACTATGGTTCTTAATACATCTGTTTTAAAAACTAAAGTACAATACTCGTTATCCCCAATGCATAGATTATGAAACCAATAATCAGATTCAGTAGCTTTTATTCCAGAAGGTTTGTTCCAACTTTCATATTCAATACAAATATTACCAGTCTTCATCCACATATCCCTTTCAGATTTTACTTCTATCTTTTTATTAGTTAGCATCTCTGCTATTTTTTCTTCTCGTATTGTACCATATTTTAAATCTATGTCAAACTTTTTTCTATCTTTTTTAGTGGGTTTCACTCCAGTTACCTCCAATTTTGTATTCGCCATCTAAAGGACAACGAAGATTAAAATGCTCTCCAGCTTTCTGTATCGCTTCTACTGCCATCATTCCTGCACACTCTGATTGTTTTTCTATAACTTCAATCTGCCATTCATCGTGTATGTTTGCTACAAATTTATAATTAATAGCATTTAATTTGTATTTAATATCTAAATAGGTTAATGCTTTTTTCATTATAATAGCACCGGCTCCCTGTAACAAAGTATTTAAAGCAGCATGATTATTTCTAATATATAATTTTCTTCCGTCTAATCCTTTAAGGAATTTTTTATTAGCTGCTCTTTGTACTCTTGTTGTAAGAGATTTAAATGATGGTTTATTACTAAAGAAATGTTGCCTAGCTCTTCTTCCATCTGCACTATTTCCTCCAACCACTTTGCCAAGTTTTTCATCTCCTGCTCCGTACATGAGGGCATAGATGAAAGTCTTTGCCTGATTTCTAGATTCAAGTCGTGCAAGTTTTTGATTAAAGGTGTGTATGTCTCCGTTAATGATTTCATTTATAAACTCCTCGTCATTCATATAATGTGCCAACATTCTAATTTCTAATCCACTAGCATCGACACCTACTAGCTTATAGCCATCCTCTACTGTCCAACAAGCACGACACTCGCTACCATATTCACTATTAACGCTAGGTACTTGTGCCATATTAGGATTTCTGTGAGTCATACGACCAGTGATTGCACCATTAGGTATGACAAAACCATGTACTCGTTCATCTTCCTCAACTGCTTCAACCCATGATTCAACTTGAGCAATTCTTTTTTGTAGTAAAAGAAACTTAGCAATTAAGTTTGCTTCATGGATGTGAGTTATTTCTGATAATGTTTTTTCATCTACAATAGGTTGTCCAGTAGGGGTAAACCTATCAGGTCTCCAACCAAAGTCTGTAAGATACTCACCAATCTGCTTTCTACTGCCAAGATTAAACTCTTGTAAAGTTTTTCTCATAAATGGTTTATAGTCTTTAGTAGTCAAACATCTTTCATATTCATCATCAGTCATTCCTCTTTTAGATAACTCTCCATCTTTTTTAATGTAAGGAGTAACTAATTTATCATCCACCCATTTAGGTTTAAATGTAGTATGAACTTCGTCTTCAATACTTTGTTTCTTTTCTCTCAACTCTGCCAATAATAGTTGTGCAGATTTTATATCAAATTTAAATCCATTTATTTCTTGTTGTTTTACAACATGAGCTACATCATGTTCTAACTGAACTGATTCTTTTGAGAATCCTTTAGCTTCTTTTTTAAGTTGGTAAAAAACTTTAGTATTTAACTGTACATCTCTGACACAGTAGTTCAACATATCTACAGAATAGTTTTCGTATTCTTCAAAGTCAATCTTGTTAAAGCCTAATTTAAATCCCCACTTTTCTAACGAATGTCCGCCTTCACGAGTAGGATTAAGTAATCTTGATAAGACTAATGTATCTAATATTTCTTTACCATCAAATAAATTAACATCAAAGAACTTTTGTATCATCGGAATATCAAAACCAATAATATTATGACCGATTAATTTATCAGCAGACTGTAAAAGTTTTACTCCTTCGTCTAACTTATCTGGTGGATATTTAAATACTTCTTGAGTATCTACATCTTGAGCAACAATACACCAAACTTTTGTGGCTTTTAAATCATCTGTCTCTATGTCAAATACTAAATCCATTTTTAAAATCCTTCGTCATTTAAATCAACTTTAATATCAGAAGTATCTATCTCTGATAATCTACCAGTCTCACCATCATATAATAAATGAGTTGCTAGTCCTACATCTCCAGTGTATCTAGATTTTAATACTCGTACCCTAGTAGTTCTAGCTTCATCTATGTCATCTGACTGTTGATTTCTTTCTAATGCTATCACACAATCAGATAGTTGTCCAATACTATTTGAACCTCTTAGATGTGAGAGTGATACTTCAACACCATTCTCATGTCCTTTGTTACCGTCAACTCTTCTCAAGTGTGACACAAGTACTATTCCTGCACCAGTTTCTTCTACTAAACTTCTTAGCTTAGTCATAATAGTATCTATGGCTCGTCTTTCATCACCTTCCGATACAGCACTAACCAACATGTGCAAGTGGTCTACAACTACCCATTTACATTCACAACCAATAATCATATACCTTAACTTAGAAAATATATCGTCTATATCATTAGTTCCAAAATGAGCATGAACCCATACTCTATTTTTATTTTCGCCATCATAAAGTATATCAAAGAATTTATCTAACTCTTCTTTACTAAACTTCTCTCGTTCTTGGTCTATGTAAAGTCTAGCATTAGCTTCAATAGATAAAATACCATCAATCGTTCTTCGCCAATCTTCCTCAAGTGCAATTACTCCTACATTGTCTGTAGTGCTTTTTATAAGATGATGCTCAAGTTCTCTAGTCACTGAAGACTTACCAAGTCCTGTACCACCTGTTAAAGTAACTAACTCGCCTTGTCTTAGTCCGTATAACTTATCATTCAAACCTTCCCAAGGAAAAGGAATACTCTCTTTCTTTTCTCTATTGTGAAATTTATCCCTTTGTTCAGAAACATTTATAACTCCAGACGGAGTATAGACTTTAGATGCCCACCAAGATTCGACAAACTCTTTATGCTTATTATTTCTAAGCATATCGTTAGGGTCTTTCCAACCATTAGGCAGTGTTAGTATCTTAGCTTTACTAGGTTTAAATAGTCTAGCTACTTTCTTTGAAGCTTCCTTACCGGCTTTGTCATTGTCAAAAGCAATGATAACATTATCAAAGTCGTCAAAGAAATCTAAATTTTCTTTTACATCTTTAACTGCACC